TGTCTCTGTTGATAGTCTCTTGAGTCATGCCCCTACGCGCCGCGCCCACATCATCAATAGCCTGATACGTTCCAATAGGAGCGGCCATAATTGACGGATATAGGTTGGCATAGTTCTGCGCCCTATCCTGTGCGTCAGAGTAAGCGCCGTAAGTCAACTGTGATGCTTTATCTAGCATCTGTTGGTTGGCTCTGGAGATAGCCTGAGACTGCACCAAATCCCCTCTGCTACTACCACCCGGCTGATACTGTACCAGTGATTGACGTATACCCGGAAGAACATCTGTCTCAAGGTTAGACTTCATTTCTCTCCCAAGGTAATCCATGACAGGATCAAACCTTGCGGTATCCACCTCTCCACTCAGCCCTTGAATGAGCCTGTTCTCTGCGGCTGACTGCTGTGCAGTAGTCCTTGGCCCCATAGCGTAGCCAAGCGTAGCCTTCTGCGCTATGTCTTGTGATGGGTCAAACCCTGCTAGAGTTTCTTTAGGATAGTAAGCAGGAGCGCCGCGATTGTATAAATCTTTAGCCGCGCTAAAGCCTCCAAGTAAATAAGGAACTTGTGGTTCCCACGGGCCAGTGACGCTTTCTTCACTGGTTTCTGTCATAATCGGCTTTCCGCCGCCGCCTGAACTCATAATGTATTCCTCATTTTATTTACCGCCCTTTAGCCTCTGCTTCTCTAAACGCCATAAGGCCTCTAGAATCATTTGCAAAGTCTGCTTCTGTTTTAGGTGGTGGGCCAAAAACAGTATTAGGATTCCTGTTTTGAATTTCTCTTGCCATTCTAGCCTGTTCCGCTCTAATCTGATCTTGTATATAAGAATTGGCGGAAGATTCCATTGCCACTAATTGAGGCATTGTTATAGGCTCTTTTCTTCCCCTAAATGAAGGTAAATTTTGCTGTACAATCGGAACATCTTTTTTAGCCGCTTCAATATATGCCTGTTCTTTAGCCCTATTAATATCAGCGGCTACAAGTTCAGGTCTAATAAAACTAGGATTAACATAATACTTTCTTTCGATGTTGCCGTCTTCGTCATAAATAAGAGACTCAGTAGGGCCAGCCTGATAATCAAGCAATGATTGTATAGAAGTGTTTGTACCGGGAACAATGTAATCTGTTGCATCACCTAAAGCGGTTCCCGCTGCTCCGTCTGATGTTTCTGCTGATGAACTTTCAGAACTACCGCCTTCAAAACCTCCACCACTACCGCCTTCAAAACCTCCACCACCCATGGGTCTGGTAGGCATAATTCTTCCACCTACTCCGCTAGTGCGGGCCAAATCACCTAAAGATATTCTTGGGTCTGTAGCGTAAATTGTGGGAGGCTGGTAGTTAAATATACCATCAGGAATGTTGTTAGGATTAGTATATGGTTGATACTGCTCATACCCAAAAATACTATCAGCAGGCATATACGATGAGTAATCAACTAATCCGGGGGCTTCATATTCTTGTACTAACTGTGGATAGTAGGGGTTGCTTGCGACAGGGGATGGTGACGCTGTAGGTGTTGCAACCGATGCACCTCCAAAACTTTCCGCAGGGGCAGATGGAGAGGATATTCCGGGCATTGATCTCCCCTCTCTTTTTCCTGATTGCATCCAGTGCATAGCGCCAAACTCTGACTTACTAACACCTTTATCTCTCCAATTTGAGTTATAATTTGAAAGTAAATCTGGATAAGAATCTGTATATTTAGCGTAATTTTCATTTGTTACGCCTTGGCTACCACTGGGAGTGGTAAACTCTATAGGCTCCATGCGATTAGCCGCTTCTATTTGAGCGATTTGTTCTGGAGTCCTTTTTTCTCCACTGCTTAAAAAGCCGCCTGACATTAGTGCATCCTCTCTTTTAAGTCTTTAGTATAGACTATGTAGTTGCTGTCCCAATCTGGTAACATTTTTTTCCACCCCTTTCTGCCCCATAGTTCAAGTGCGGAGCATTGGTTTTTTATGGCAAACGACTCTACCATGTTTATACAATTATCGTGTACCTCTTTAAAATTTTCACCCGCTATTGCTATTACACGCAGGATTTTCTTTTGTGGATATTCTATTATCTGAGTAACAGCAGACATTATAATCTTTTTATCTTCTGTTGAAATCCACAACTGCATACCGCCCATCATAAGATGGTCAAGGAAATCATCAGTTTCCAACTCACCTTCGCTATGCTCTTGTATTCTATGGAGCATAGGGCCAACATCATCCCAGATATACGGTACATCTTCCGCGCTAATCAAATGAGTTTTCAAAAGTCTATCCTATAGGTAGCGGCTATTTTATCTTCTGAGTATTGTAAATTATACCCGCCTGAGTTTAGTCCTAACTCGTAACTGTTGTCATCAACGTATAGTTTTAGTTTTGGGGTATCCTTTAACATTGCGAAGAGGGTGGCTACTGCGATCCCAAAAACGACTATTTCCTTTTCGTGGTTTTGATGCCACTTTTTCTTTTTTGCTTGACCCCATTCTAGGGTTTGACAAGACGTTGTTCCTCTTCCGTTTCCCGTTCCGACAACTCCCGCATAGGAGCAAGCAATGTTTCCAAACGATTTCGCTCTCTCTGACGTTCCTCTGAGGTCATACTCAGATACGACAACTGGTTTTCCAAACCGAAGCGCATTTTCAATTTCTTGTCGGAACTGCTCTTCATTAAGATTAAACCCTGTTTGAAGATATATTATGTCTGCATCCTTAATGTACTCAGCCTTAACTCCCGGCTTTAGATGCACCCCTATTGGCCTATCTGTTTTTTTCCTGAGTTCCCCTATTAGTTTAGATACCTGTGCAGGGCTATAATATTCGTCACACTCAAGACAAACCACATAATGACTAACAACGTCATCAACCGCAGAAACAACTTGATTTTGGTAATCAATTTGGTTATCTAAACCTCTTGCATATACATCTGGACTATCATCGCTTATCATCCATACTACTGGAGAAATACCGTTAGAGCGCAAAGTGCTAATGCGTTTTCGCCAACTTTCCCTATCAACACCGTCAACTCTACCAAAGTCCTTTGCAGTGCTTCTAGCCATAATATCAGCATGGGTATCCCCGCCTATCATACCTATAACACGGTTTCTCCAATTATCATCTAAATCGTTTGATAACCAAGAAAGTGTAGAGTATGGAGATATATACCTACCTTCTGGCTCCCCTATAAGAAACGTAGATTTAAAGTCTGCGTTAGAGTTTTGTCCAACTGCCCCCAATATAAGCATAAATGCCAGTACCGCTACCGGGGTTCCAATCTGAGCCATCCGCATATCTTATATCACCATTCCTCGGTTTGTCTGGTTCTTCGTGTAATTCTTCTAGTCTAAGGTTAGACACGTTGTAAACAATGTCACCTAACTTTTTAAGTTCTCCAATCAAAAACTCCCCAAGATAATCCGGGTTTTCTGGAATTGATCCCGGCTGATAGAATGTTACACTTTTTACTTTCCTATCTGTAAAAATATTATAGCCCATCAGTAAGTCCTACTGCCTCTACGTCCAGCATTTTGTATGTCAAATTCAAGACCTTCTAGCCTCCAACCAGCATTGTTATATGACTCAATCTTAATAGCATACAATTTTCCCGATGCTCTACAAGATACTTTAGATTGTGTGTCAGGGTTAAACTGAATCGGCCCCTCCCAAGAAACAGCCTCTTCTGTAGACATCTGAGTACCAATATAAAAGTCTACTGTTTCATTGTTATCTATTGTCATTTTAGGCCATATAGCCTTAATATGTTTAACAGTAGAATGATCTGGATTGTTTTGTTCATCCATTGAGTAACCAACACGTTCAATGTAAGATTCCATGCTAGTGCCGTCAGCCTGAAAACCTACCCTATCTCTGTATACTTTAGTATTTGTAGGTGAAGCAAATACAAGTACGTTCTCAACTGTGTTCCAGTTAGATGCCCAATGCCCAGAGGTAGTTGCCCAAGTTGTAGTTGCCGCCGCCCAAGTGGTAAGTGCTGTTTCATCTTGAATAGTACCATAAGCAATGTGACCAAGATCAGGCAAGTCTCTTAAAGAGAAAGCATTAGTAACCCAGTTCCACACAAGGGCTTTATCACACTGGTTTGATTGGTTATCAGCAGATGGAAAACAGGCTAACACTTCTGATCTGTTATAGTCCGTAACACAGAATGATTTCTTGTATTGATCCCCGTCAATGTATGAAAAAATGTAGTCTCTCATCTTATGAGGCAAGATACTTTTTACTCTCTGACCATCATTAATATACATATCGCCGTTGCCAAAAATAAAGTGTCCACCATCAAACTCTGTGACACAGTTCTTAGCCAAGGCTCCCACAGTTGGGGATAGTTGGCGGAACGCAAAGATAAAGGGAGTTCCTACATACGTCATAGCGTAGATAGAATCTTCCTTGTATATCATAAAGGTATCTTGCAGGGGAAGGCCATCAAGTATAGCGCCTTTGGTATCTTCCAAAGAATATTCACCCGCATCAACCGTAGCGCTTGTTTCATCCCATGAGGTTGGGACGGCATTAACAGCGGCTTCTGTTGACCACTTAACCACCCTTGAGTTTGGTACAGATGACTTGGTTATGTTAAGAGCGATCAGGAATGAGCGAAATGATCTTAGTGATTTACACTCTGTATTTGCAGGCCAGTTAGACAGGTCTTGCATTTTGTTGGATACAGACGGCACACCAGAGGTAAGGGGCCATTCTTGCGGGTCATCAACAAAATTAGACATTACAAGCACACCACCAATTACAGTGTGTGTCCAGTTCTCTGCCGCTGTAGCGGAATAGTCACCGCTAGTTCTGGTAATGTCTGTCCAAGTAGTCCCGTTATGGACGTATATCTTTGTTAGCCCTGCTACCACCCAATACTCTGCTGTACCCGCTTTTAACTGTGTAATGTAGTAAGGCGCAATAGGACAGGTTTCAATAACCGAAGAGTATCCCGGCGATTTAATAATCGCGCCATGTTCTACTCGTATGTTATTTCCATCTGACCAAGCATTAGGGGGTAATTGAAAGGGCGCAATATCCTTTACGATACCTACTTGACCTAAATTGTCAACAGGTATAATTGCCATTAAAGATACCGAACATGGTATGGGTCTGCAACTACGTCTGGAGCCGCAGGCCAATTCCAATAAGTTTTATCTACGACACGATCTACTATTTGAGTATCGGGGCCAATTGTTTCAACGCCTTCATC